AGTGAGGATGTCGCCGACGTCTTTCCAGTTTTCGCTGGGAGGCTGCGAGCCACTGTTAGCCTCCAGGGCTTGGTACAGCTTGTTTCCCTGGCGAACGATGTCACCCTTGACGTAAGCCTTTGCTGCATCCCACAACAGCGCATCAACGTATGGCTTGATTTGCTCCTCTAGATCCTTTCTAAGCTGCTCATTTCGAGCGTTTACGGAGCCAGGCCCATCTCCGTCAATCAGATCGATGCGACCGTTAAGGGCTGGAGCCAACGATGATTCATCAATCTGCCCCTTGACCTGCTCAAGGAGCGGCCAAGCATCCGAAACAGACTGTCCCATCACTCCGCTTACGGTCGGATAGAACGGGCCAATGTTCCCGGTACGATCAACCAGGCGCGCCCAGAAGAACAGTGTCGCCCCGGACAAAAGCGACTGCATACGGTAGTCGGCCTGCGGGTATGCCAGGTCGGCCAGCTTCGTCGCCGCCTCCAGGTTGTTCGCAGGCCCATACCACAGCTCGGTCCGCTGGGTATCCTCGGCGCCAGCAGGGAAGCCCCACTTGATGCTGATCCCGAACAGCTCGCCTTTAGTGGTAAGGGACGACACCGCCGGCGGCAGGCCGGTCTTGCCTTCCAGATTGGTCAGCGCAGAGGTTACCGGGATCGACGAAACGTTGAGCGCGCTCACGGCCCGCACCCTGGCCATGTACTGACCCGAGTAGATGCCTCGAACGTCCACCATCTGCTCGGCGGTACGCGGAACCCTGATCCACTCCCGAGCGCCCCACTTCCATTCCGCGTCATAAGCCACAGCGTTTGGCGCTGCGTCCCAGGCGATCGACATCACCGTGACGGCTATGCCCTGCTCAATCACGACGTGCTGACTGAGCATGACGCGGGCCGGTGCGTCCTGGCTGCCAATCGGAATACCAGTGATTGGGCGAGGATCCACTACGGCGCCGTTGTCGATAGCGTCAAACTTGCTCGGGTCGTGCTGGATCACCTCGAGCTGGAACTGGTGCCACTCCGGGCGCGTGACGTTGCGGACGTAAAACTGCATCAGCTTCAAGTCTTCGTAGTCGAGAATCCACCCGCACTCTGCCTGCGGCTGCTCGCTGAAGTCGGCCATGACGGTCACATCCCGCCCAGCCACAGACTTCACCACCCGCCCTTCGGACTTTCCGCTGGGAAGGTTGACCATCAAGCGCGCACCGACCGGCACCACTGTGTCGCGATCCAGAGTGACCACCCGGCCAGCCGATGCGGCAATACGTCCGCCGTTTTTGCGGCCCACCAGCATGGGGTCGGCCACCGCGATGACCTGCCCAGGCTTGGGAATGTCACCGTCAAGGCCGACACGAAACACTCCGCCCTGGGTTTGTAGCTTCTCGGTCAGCGCTGCCCACTGCCCTGCACGCTGCGCCTGGCCAAGAGACGTGCAGCCAATAGCGCCGACCGAGGTTTCCCGAACGATACCGCCCAGCTCGATCATAGCCTCATCGTCGAACACAGGCTCTTTGTCAGTTTCAAAGCCCTGGTCTGGGTTGTCCCAGCCGACCATGTACAAGGTGTGCCGATCACGCGCTCGGGTGCCTTCGTACTTGATGGCGCCGTTGTTCAGGATCTGCGTCTGGTTGTAGGTGAACACCGGGTCGCCCGGCATATCGGCGTTGACCACGATCTGGCTGCCGTCCCAGTAGGCAAGGCCGTGGAAGATCGAGGCCAAGTCCTGGAGCACTGCATAAGCTTCGGCTTGCTTCTGGAAGTACAAGTTGCAGGTAAAGCGTGGCTCCATGCCCCCCTTTCCATCCGGCACCATCTGGTCGCAGTACTGAGCGATGCGATAGAGCGACCAGCGATCAACCATTGTTGCGTCGATGCGGTCGCCGAGGCCGTAGTATGGATGCAGCACCAGGTCGTAGAAGATCCAGGCCGGGTTGTTGGTATAGGCCTCTTTGAAGGTGCCATCCCAAATACCGTTGCTTGTACCCGTACCAGATGTTGAGTACGTGCGTGTTTCCGGGTTGTAGTTGGTGGGAACCCGAATGATGCGACCGCGCATCAGCACAGCAATCTTGGCGATGTCGCCGCCGAACGTCTGAGCGTCGTACTCGATGCTGCTGACGGCGGTTAGCGGGTATTCCTGATCACTATCGACAACCTCTGCGATGGCCTTGACCACCATCTGGTCGACCACCAGGTCGGAGTTGGCATTAGGGGTCAGGCGGCGCACCCGAACTGTCCAGCGGTTGCCGGCGGGAAGCTCAAGCCGATGGGCGCGCTCGTACTCGGTGACGTTCTTCCGATCGACAAACGAGACCAGTGCCTCCAGGTAGGGGCCATTGTCCGTGGAGATATCCACCGCGTAGTCAATGCGCACGCCATTGATGTTGCCGGCGGCATCTTGGCTGCGAAGCACTGGCCAGCTCAGGCGCAGGCGTACCGCGTCGAGTACCGGATTGGTGATGCTGTGCAGCCAGGGAGTGCCAAAGATCAGCTCTTGCTTGACGTCGATCTCGTTGCTGGACTCGGTGTTGCCTTCCAGACGAGCCTGATTCAGCTCACCGTTACGGAACTGCCATTTGACGCCAGGGTAGTTCAACGTGCCGTCCGGGCCCTGGATTGGGGTGCCGTCCAGCTTGATCGAGCGCAGACCATCAACCGGGCCAACAATTGGTCCCCAGCTCCACATGTAGAGGATCCGAGCGGTAGAAATCGAAGGAACGCTATTCTGCGCAATGCTCGGCCGTTTCTCTTTGGCCTGGCCGCCTTTGCCGCCGATCACGGCGCGCCGGGTGCGCGCTGCGGCGCGGGACGTCTTCTTTGCTGCTGCGCTCATGCGCCCTCCATAATGCAAAAACCCGCCAAGGCGGGCTGCAAAATATGCAAACTTGCTCGATTGTTTCGCTTTGCTACATATCTTTGATATACAAGAAACCCATGACAAGGAGCGCTGATATGACCGATTTATTCCACGTAGAAGCACTAGATCTAGCTACTCAGCCACAAGGCACGAAACAGGTTTGGTATGTAAAAGAAGGTGACTTTCTGCACTGCACCTGCGATAGCGAAGAAGCGGGAAGACTTTCTTTGCAGCACTTTAAAGATGTGCATCAAATCAACGCTTCTCTAGCCAGAATGAAAATTTTGCATGAGACCCTGACTGCGGAAGAGCATGTATTTGTCGTGGAGACAGAGCTTGCAGCGCAAGCAGTTGGGAGGCTAAAAGCTGTCCTAGAACTTGAAGCTATGATGCAAGCTGCCCCTGATTCGGCTGACAATGACGATGATTCAAAAGCGGGGTTATCCAACAGAAACAAAAACGGTCTAAAGGGCTGAATCAGATGTTGTCTTGCGTGTAGACCCCGCCAGATTCGATGGCGCCACCGATCTCGCGCTCACCGTATAGCAATGGGTAGGGATTGCCCTGGGCAATTGTGGTCACCGCGCCGCCGAAGCCGTAGCTCGGGTTGTTGCCGTCGTCGTTCTTGCCCTCGGCGGTTGCCTTGGTGGTAGGCGAGAGCATCTGCACAACACCGCCTAGCCCCACGGCAGCGCCGGCGGCCAGAAGGCCCATGCCGAGCGCAGACGAAGTACCACCTGTAAACAGGCCGGCCACGATCAGCACCACCCCGAGCAATGTCTGAAACATGCCAGCCTGCTTGCTGCCCTGGATAATCGGCTGTATGCGAATATCGCCTTCGGCACGGCCGACAAGCTCAAGCTCCTGCGCGCTGACGTTCCGCTCATCAACAAACACAGCGAAGACCAGGCCCCGCTCGTGTGCGGTCCGCATGAACTTCTCGAAGCCGGGTTTCATCGCGCACAGCGCCGCAGTGGCGTCATGAATACCGTTCAAATCAAGGCGGTACTCCTTGCCGAACTTTTTGCCCAGCACCCCGCCGAGCTTGATGGTGCGCATGGTCATGGGCGGTAGTCCTTGTGCCGGAGGATCAGTTTCACCCTGTTCGCCATCGACCAGCCGTAGACTTCACGGGCAGCCAGGCGGGCGGGCATGTGGTGGTAAATAAACGGGCCTGACCCGCCGAGCTTGGGCGCCGGCTCGCTGATCAGCGCGGGCTCATCGCCCAGATAAATCACGGCGTGGTTAGGGAAATAGCACTCCCGCCCGGGCGTAGGGATCTGCAACACAAGCATGTCGCCGCGCATTGCCTCGTTGACCTGGTAGAAGCCGGTGGCCGCAAAGTTGTCCTCGTAGAGGCTCGGGCCGTCCTTGCATTCCCACCATAGGTCGGCCCGTTCAAAGTTCGGCAACTGCAGGCCCGCCTCCCTGGCGTACCAGTCCCGGCAAGCTGCCCAGCAATCAAGCAGGCCATGGGAAAATTCACGGCCCAGCAACGGTGCCTGGAAGCCGGACGGCTTAAACCACTCAATGTCACCGCCAGGCCAGCCGACGATGCCCCAGGGCAGTTCGTGCAACTCGCAGCTGACCCGGTCGGCCATGCTGGGCGCCGGCGCTTTATCCGGGTGGCTATGGATGATCGCCAGCACTTCCCCGCGGTCTTCGGCGCGGGCCATGTCCTTGTGATCTATCTGGAAGTGTTCTCGCGGCGTTGTGGCCAAGTTCGTGCAAGGCACATACTCGCGGCCCTCGGCAGACTTCACCAGCACCCCGCAAGCCTCGGACGGGTAAGCCCGCTCGGCGTGTGCGCGGATCTCGTCCTGCAGTTTCTGATTGATGCGCATGACTACCTCGAACTTGCGATGAGGCTTGCGCTCATGGAACCACCGAACCGGCGGGTGTTGCCCCTGATCTTGCAACTGCTCCACCAGCCCCCACAGCGGTCGAGCGCGGGGTTGTCGGTGGGTTGGTTCTTCTTATCGAACATCGCAGCTCCTGTGTAGGCGCAAGCCTCCTGCCGGTACCCGCCACGGCAGGCCCACCGGCAGAGCTTGGTGATCTGCTGGCCAGGGAGCATTTGCCCTTCCATATCGGTAGGGCTCGACAGCGAGAACGTGACCGAGATGCTCGGCAACGCCTCGGTCTTCTGCTCGATAAACCAGAGGTTCGTTTTCGATTGGTCGCTAGCTTCCGGGTTGCCGTCGGGAAAGTTGGCGGCATCCAGGAAGTGGCGAAACGTCTCGATTACTTTGACCCGGGCACCGGCCAGGTCGCGGAACTGGAAGCACAGAGCGGTTATCGCACCGCGCACCCCGCCGAGCTCGTCATGCACCTGCAGCGTGGGTGTAGCTGGGCGTCCGTCGCCGCGAATGTCAAAGCCCTTGGCCTCGATCTGGAGTGGCGAGTAGAGTTGGCCCTGCCAGATGATGTCGCCCTCATGGGCGTGGCCGTGGAAGCGCCAAATCGTTGCACCCAGGCGCGTAGCGTCCAGTTCGTACAGCCGGATCTGGTTGCCCGGCTCAAGCTTTTGAATATCGGTGTTGTAATTCATAGGGCCCCAGAAACAAGAAACCCCGCACTTGGCGGGGCTTGGTTAGGGTTAAGGTCGGGGATTGAACACCTGCTTAACGGTGAAGGTGACGGTGTAGATTTCTTCACCGAGCGCCTTTTTCTTGTAGCCGTTCGCCCGGTACCAGCCTTCCGGCTCGCCTGGCGGCGCATAGCGAAATGCCTTATAGCCTTCGTGTCGATCCAAAAACGCCAGCAACTCAGGCAACTCCTCGCCCGGCAGATCCTCGCCGGTGTGCACCAGATTCCATACCTGGCTCTTGGTGTTGATGCCAATGCCCCCGGCCTGGACCATGCCATCACCGAACTCGTTCTCCCAAGTACGCTGGCTCACGTCACCGTCGGCGCCGACCTCAACATCAAATACAAATGTCTCAGCCATCAACGCCTCCACAGCCGGCCACCTTGGCCCATTTCTCGATCAAGGAATTTTCCGAACTGAGCCTCCAGCCCAGAAGACATTGCCTGTCCTTGGCGCGCTGCTTCCTGATCTGTCATGCCCGGTTGGGCCTGCACATTGATTGGCGCGTTGAACACGATCTGTGTCGGGGCGCTTGGGGCCGAGGCTGGCGACGTCCCCGCAAGGGCGGCCCTTCCATTGCCGATCGACTCCAGGCTGCCAACTCCGATCTGTGCCTGTGGCTGTGCGCCGCTCAGGCCGCTGTCTATCCTGGACAGCATTGCATCCAGCTTCGCGCTGGTTTGAGCAGTAGTAACCCGCTCGCCCTTTTGCAGAAACCAACTCCCGTCCTCGGGCACCGAGTCGATACCATCGTGGGCCATACCAGATAGCGCCGTCATGCCAACCGCCTGGGCGAGCGGGCCGGTCACTGTCAGCGCCGTCGCCATTGCTGCAGGCGCAGCTGCTGGGCCGATGATCGGAATAGCCGCTGTCGAGGCGTAGGCGTTGAGCCCGGCCTGAAGCGACATTGCCGCAGCATTTGCCCCCAGCGTGGTCGCAGCGCCCGCCTGAGTTGCCTTGCCTACGAGCAATTGCACACCCTGGTAGATCAACCATTGAGCGGCCATATCTCCCAGCGCCTTGAGCATCGACTTGGCGAAGTTGCCGACCATGTCGCCCAATGCGTCGTCGGCATCCTCCGCGCCACTGGCGACATCCGAGAAGAACGTGCCCAAACCGCTGGTAGCTTCGCTCAAAGCCGTGTTGGTGAAGTCTGCGGCCTGGGCCGAATAATCACGGGCGGCATCCGCGTAGTTCGCCCACGCCTCATTGACGCCATTCATCCAGTTGGCTTGTTGCTCATCGACAGCCTGGTAATACAGCTCTTGCGCAATGATCCGCTCGGCCAGCGCCTCCTCGAGGACAGTCGTTTCTTGATCGTAAAGCGACTTATCAATGCTTTTTGCCTGCAACTGTTCGTTGAGGCTGGCGACATCGGCAGCGTACTTTTGCTGAAGCGCCAAATCAGCGCGCATACGGTCCCGGGCTTTATCGCCCATTCCTACGCCTTTCAGCTCCTGATCAAACCCATCTTTCATGGTTTGAGTGCCGACACCCTGGGCATTCCTGAACGCCGTCAGCTTCAGGTCATCCTCGTTTGCCTTCTTCAGCTTGTTCAGCGCATCCAGCTCGGCAGCCATGCCCATGAGCTTTTTCTTTTGCGCCTCACTAAGCTTGCCGAGCTTCCCTTCTTGGAGCTCGAAGGACAGCTTCATCACCTCAGTGGCGTCTTTCTGCTTGTCGCCAGTGGTGTTGATCAGTTCGATCTGACGCTTGTAACCTTCCTCTGCAGTGTCAAACGACTTGAGCTGTTGCTTAGCGGCCGATTGCCCTTCGGTGGCGTTCTTCTGGGCGGCCTTGGTAGCGGCATCATCAGAGGCTTTCTGCGCATCCTTCGCGGCGGCCGCGCGACGGATTGCGACGATCATCCCTTCAGTGAGATCTTTATTTTCAGCAATAAACCGATTGGCAGCTTCAAGAGCGGTTTTATCTTGAGCGGCAGCGAGTTGCTTTTGCAACTGCTCCAGATACTTTTGCCCGACACCTGCGGCCGCAGCCTTGGCGGCAGCGTTCTCCAGCTGGGCGCGTGTGTCTTCATTGGTCTGGCCGGTGAGCGCAGTAAGTGCCGCTTTAAGCTGGGACACCTTTTCGGCATTCTCAGCCGCAGCGCCACCACTTTTCTCCAGGGCGTCTGCCATCTCAGTAGTGACGCCGGGCACCACGCGCACTTGATCCGCCACCGACTTCCAGTCGACAACCATACCGGCCGACTGATCAGAGGACGCTTTCTTGATGACTTCCATTGCCGACTGGAATTCAGGCGGCAGCGGAGCTATGCCGGCCATGAAGCCGGCGGCGCCAGCAAGGCCGGCGTTTGTCAGGCTGCTTTGAAACTCAAAAGCGATTGAGCCCGCCGCGGTAGTCAGATCGCTCTCAGCATCCTCAATGGAAGCCTTGAGCTCCCGAAGGGTGACAGACTGCGTTGCCCTGTTGAGCTTGTTGAATTTCTCAACGAGCTTATCAATCGGGTCGCCGAGATCGCCCAGTTTCTTCTCAAGTCCGCTGGTATTGTCGCGCAAAGTAAGGAATGCAGTGGCCGCACCTACGGCAAGCGCAGCAATGCCAACAGGACCGCCAAGCATTCCGACCAAGCCAAGGCCCGCTCGGCTGACACCAGACTGCGCCACAGCTACTGCGTTGGTTGCGCGCGTTTCTGCGAGCCTGGCCTCTGCGAGCTGGAGGGACATCTGAGTTTGTACGGCGGTGCCTCGCGCGGCGATAGCTTCTTTCTCAGCCAGAAACACCGATGTCTGCGCTTTCTGTTGCTCCGCTTGCGCAACCAGCAAGACCGCTGTCGCTTGGGCCTTTCTCGCTGCCGCATCCTTGAGCGACGAGTAAACAGCCGCCGCGCCCGATGAGGCGGCCATTGCACCGTATCGAGAAAGAGCAGCAACCGCGGCGATGATCGACACATCTGCCAAGGTTGAAAAATTATCGCCTATCGCGCCAATAGCGTTTCCGAGAACACCGGTAAAATTGGTAGTTTCGTCCAGGCGCCCGACATATACGTCGAAGGCATTTGTCAGATTTTGCAACGCATCACGGACTGCGACTGTCATGCTGTCAGCGAGCTTCCCATTGGCCTCAGCGGCCTTTTGCAAACCTTTGGTAAGTACATCAAGACCAAGCTTGCCGTCCGCACCAAGAGAGCGAATCGCTTCGGCGGATTTTCCAGTTGACGTGGAGACGGTTTCTACGATGGTGGGCATAGCGGCGAGCATCGCCTGCCAACCATCAGCATCTACCTTGCCTGTTTGCAGCGCTTTTGAGTAACCGTCAATAGCGGATTTTGCTCTATCAGCTGATGCCGAGTTGGTCACCAAAAGGAAACTGAAGCTGTCCATAACATCCAGCGCCTGGCTGGTGTTATAGCCCATAGATTTCAGGCTTCCCGAAGTCCTGATGTAGAGTTCTTGTGCTTCGGCGAGCGGTCGATAGGTGCGCTTAGCTGTATCCAGAAGACGTTGCTGGACCAGATCGTACTCAGCGACACTGGATGTGGCCATGCCGATACGGTCGGACATTTGCCCGTAGGAGTCGGCGGCCTCAATGATCTTTCCAATACCAGCCGCGCCGATAGCTCCTGCCAGGGCGGTCTTGATCAACCCTGACGCGTTGAGAGCCCGCTCGCCAACACGATCAAAAGCGCTGTCGATTCTCCCTAGGCTCTTATCAATCTTTCCCGATGCCATGCCTACGCTGGAGTCTGCGCGCGCCATCTCCTGACGCAGCTGGGCCGTGGTCGCTTCGATGCGTACCAGCATCCCCTGTACGTCGGTATCGGCCATGCTTTTCTCCAGACATAAAAAAACCCGCCGGAGCGGGTAGCGAAATTGAAAAAAATTAGCGGCAGAACTGTGACCAAGCTTGCTCAAAGTCAGTCGAGGTCATGCGATCATCGCCCGCAAACACCACCATTTCCTCAGACGCCGCGATGAATCTCTTGAAGCCGGCATAGCCCCCAAAGGAGTTCTTCGAGTTCACCTCGCCGCAAAAACCTTTCTGATTACGAAATTCAGCGCTTTCTGGATCTTTCAAGACCCCGGACACGAACTCTCTCGCAACACGTTGAGATCGTATTTCAGCCATCTCGGCCTTGTTCCTAGCCTTATCGGCCTCGGACTGGCCACAAGCCGCCAGCAACAAAAAAAACGGAACAACCATCATCAGCTTTTGCATTCCCAATCCCTCGCGTTTAATCGGAGAAGACTATCAAAATGCTACGCTGACTGCCTCCCCGTGAGCGCCTGCCGCAGCTTATCCGCTACGCTCGACGGCGAAGGCTTCTCGGCCTTGGTCTTTGTCTTGCCGGTGCCGAACGGGTTGGTCATCTGCGCCCACTCGATCTTGGCATCCATCGCCAGGAACAGTTCAGGCATTGGCGTGCGCCAAGCCATATCAGGGGACCAACCTAGCCAGCCCGTGGCCACCGCGTAAAGCCGGTCGACGTAGCTGCCGTCCTCGACAGCACTTACGCCGCCGCCGGCTTTTCCTTTCCCGCATCAGGGCCTTTCGGGTTGTAGAGCGCTACCAGGTAGGCGTTCAGCTGCACGGACACATCCAGCACGCCTGCCTGCCACACTTGCTCAGCAACGGCCTCGGCCGCCTTGCCTTTCAAACCAGCACCGCCGGCGATGATCACGGCGCAACCGTCGATGCTCAATGCGTTGATGGCCTGGGACGCACCACGCAGGCCACCGAAGTGGGCCTCAATCGCTCGCACGGCGCCGAGTGTCGGCATCAAAGTGTAGGTCTCGTCGCCCAGCTTGATGTCGACGGTTCCGTAAAGGGTTTTGCTCATGTGTCGAAACCTCGGGGGGGGGGGCGGGGCCGAAGCCCCTGTGTTTAAGGGGTGACAGGTGCCGGGAGGATTTCCAGGATGTCTGAGTTGATGCCAATGGTGACGTTGCGGCGGACCACGTTGTCAGCAGCACCGGCGGCGACGGTGTTGTTCATCACCTTGCCGCGCAGGTAGAACGTGGTCGGCAGCACGGCCGGGGTGGCATCTGGATCGCCATCGTTCAGGGTGATCTTGATGTTGTAATCGCCCTTGCTGCGATCGCGGTGAGCGATCTTCAGCTTGGCCTGGCCCAGGTCGCCGTTGTCCAGGCCGACGGCCAGGGTCAGGTCGCCGGCGTCCGCCGTGCCCTTGTACTTGCGCACGCGGCCATCGCGCAACGACGTGAAGGTCACAGAGCTGAACGTGTCGCCGAACTCGCCCAGGTCTTCCACTTCGCCGATATCGACGTAGGTGTCTGCCTTGTAAAGCGCTTCAGTGTCCGCGCCGTTCTTGCTGCCGATACCGATCCGGCAGCCGGCGGCTGTATTGAGGTTGTCATCGGCCATGGGGGTTCCTCCAAGGGCACATTGGATAAAGCCGCGGTGCGGCCGGGTGTTGGGGTTAGTGGGTGGTAATAACGCGGACCGTGACCGATCCTTGATACGTGACGCCGTCAGCATCGCGCTGGGCGTCGGCTTGCTCGACACGGACCGATACTGCGCGCCCAACGGTCAACGGCAGGCGGCGCTCGTCCAGGGCGGCCACAACCTCACCGAGGATGCGTTTCACCTCGGCCTGGCCGTGGGCATCCGACCAGACCGACAGGTAGACCAGGCGCTGCTCGCGCTTCCTGCCCGAGATGGGCGAGGCGTTGGCGGATATCTCCCGGTCAATAGAGACGTAAGGCATTGGTGAGTCCATGGGAGCGCCATCGTAGACCGGGCATGAAACCTCAGCCGCAAGCCTGGCAAACAGCGCTTCCTGCAGCGCAACAGACGGATCAGCCATTGGTAAGCCCCTTGCTCGCCTTGCTCAGCGTTCGACCAATGGCGGCCTTGATGTTGGCCACCACATACTCCCGGTTCACGTCCTTCGCTGGGCGAAGCCATGGATGCGCGGGGCGCGCTGGGATGTCCGGGTACTTTCCGAAGAAGTGCGCACCATCCGCCTTGTTGGTAGGCCGACGGCTGCGCCCTCCGGCGCGCTTGTTGCCGGTGTAACCCTTGGTGCCGTACTCGATGAAGCGCAAGTAGAAGAAGCGCTGCTTGTTCTTCTTGCCCCTGATGCCGATCTGGGCGTCCAGGCCGCTTTGCGAAACAAACACCGTCAGCGCTGCAGCCGCGGCGCCAGTGTCTTTCGGGATCAAGTTTTTCATCGTTGCAAGGATCCGCTCAGCACTGTCACGCATCACCGGTGCCAGTTCGTTATCCATGGTTTGGTGGATGGTGCGCAGCGTCCGACGAAGCTTGAAGTCGCCGGACATGCGCGAGCGGCGTGCGGCCATGGCCTACTCCTTGGCCTTGCCGACCTTGTCAGCGGCTGGCGGCGCCTCTGGAGCAGGCTCAACCAGTCCGCGACCGATCAGCTCGGCGCCAAGCTTGGCGTCCAGCGTGAATTCCTCACCTTTCTCACGGTCGCCAGCAGCGCCGGAAAGAGTGCCCAGGGCAACTACTTTCATGATTCACCTCTATGGATTGGGTACGTTTGAACAGAGCAGTCGAAGCATGTCGCGCTCGTTGTTCGGCAGCGCGGCTTCGATCAGGTAGGTGGCGGTGATTCCGCCGGACGTGTGCACCAACCGGTTTCCAGCCACTGCGTCCAGGCGCGGCCTGATGCGTATTTCAGCGGTGACCACCGCCTTCAATTGCTCAGCTACTGGTGCGGTACGACCGGTCGGCATAGCTATCTCAGACCAAAGTTTTGCGAGCTCCACCCACGAAGTGTCGAAGCCGCCTGTTTTATTTTTCGTCAGGACGGGTTTAAACATGGTGCATCGATGACGCAATGGGCCGGCTCTCATCAGACCCCCATGCCGATACGGTACGGCGCCAGCAAAGACTTGCTGGACAGTGGTAGTTCGGCCGCAGTCGTTCCCGTTACAACCTCTTCGCGGTTGGCGTAGAGATGACCAAGCTTCAGCAGGCAGGCTGCTTCGATCGCTTTGTTGGTGACCATCCCGAACTCGTCCATGTCGATTGTCTCGAATGTTTGCGCCAGCACTTCGCGAGCACGCTCGCGCAGCCTGCAGCGATCTTCGGTATTTTCCAGGGCATCGGCCTGAGCCAGAGCAGCACGATAAACGGCACGCGCTGCCTGGGTGCGCTGGACAGTTGTGGCTTTGGCTAAATCAAGCGCGGCCTGATCAACAAAGAACGAACGATTCAAGTAGGCCATCGCTGCAGCTTCAGCGCCATCCAGCTGCGATTGCACCAGGTCCTGGTCTTCGCTTTCCGCGCGCAAGTGTTTCATGGCCAACTCGATATCGATCACGCTCATGCTCAATCAGCCTTTTTCTTGTCAGCGGCCTTTGCCTTGGATGCGGGCTTTTGAGTTGCGCCCACGCTGCTGGAAGTCATCGGGGCGGGCTCGGATTGATTGTCAGTCAGGTCAACCAAGGCCTCATCCTTGCCGTCGTCTGGCTCGGCATAGCCTTTCTGCAGGAGCTGACGGCCGTGCTGGTCACTGGTTAAAAACGAGGTTCCTTCAACCAAAGTTCGTCCGCCGAGATACAGCGGCTTGAGGGTCTTCAATTTCATTTCGACCTCCGAGGGGCCGCCGCTTGAGCGGCCCCGCTATATCAAGGGGTTGGAGTGGCGAAGGTGCCGTAGATGAATGCTTCCGGACGCTTAACAGCCAGCGCCAGGCGCTCTTCGCAACGGATCGAGATCATGTTCTTCTCGAAGTCATCGGCGTTCTCGGTGGAGATCACCACGTTGGCGTCTTCGCGATCAAAGATCTGTGCGCCAGTCTGGAAGGCGCCGGTCAGGAACTTGCCCAGGAACGCTGCCAGTTCGGTTGCAACAACTGGCAAACCCCACAGAGTGGGACCGGCGAGGCTCAGCGGGTTGCCGATGATGTAGCGACCCAGGGTGTCCTTGGTCAGCTCGATCTTCGCCCAGTCGGTGAAGTGCAGAACGTGCCCGCTGGCCGGCAAGCGCGCCAGCTGCGACTGCAGCATGGCCAGGCGCAGCTGGTCGATCTGAGTCATCGCGTCAGGCTCGAATGCTGCTGAATAAGCTTCGGCCTGCGGCACGATCCCGTGCAGGTGCACGCCAGTGCCATCGCCGAACAAGATCTCAGACTCTTCGGAGTATTTCAGGCCGTAGCGCATTTCTGCGTCGATGGTCGATTGCAGTTGGGCGAAGTCGTCCAGGATCTGCTTTGAGGCCTTGAACATATGCGCGATGGTGGTAACCGGCGTGATCTTGGTGTTGAACTGGATGTCGCTGTAAGGCTTCTGCGTGTTTTCAGCGACAACGCGTGCAGCGTTGGTGAAGCCGGTCTGTTGCACCCAGAAGATCGCCGGGGAAGTGGTGCGGCCAGGCGCGATCAGATCACGGATGAACAGGCGCTGCTTCGGCATCACATCGATACCTGGCAGGCGCTGTGGCTCTACTACGCCTTCGGCAACGCCCGTACTGAGCAACGCGGCGTGAACTGGCACGCTTACGCGACGGTTGCCTTGGATGCTTTTTGCGAACTCGGCCAGAGCTTCGCTTTTGATGACGGTGCCGCCGAGAGTTTCGCGCTGAGCGGCAGCGGCCTGGGTAGGAATTCGGGCGAACTCCTGTTCCAGTTCGCCGAGCTGAGCCTTCAGCTGCTTCTCGGCTTCGGTCAGGGTGTTGAACTTCAGGGCCATCTCATCGACGGCAGCCTTGGTTTCTGCAGACAAGGTGCCGGCCTTCTTGGCTTCGCCCAAGGCGGATTCGGCCTTGGCGCTGAATTCGCTGGAAGCCTTTTCCAGTTCGGCGCTCATTTTCGCAAGCAGTTGGGCTTGTTCGGACATATTGAATTTCCTTTATTTGGTAGCGGCTGCCGAGAAGCGAGCGAGCGCTCGTTCCAGATCGGCTATCGGTTCGGCCAGATTGGCCAGCGTGTCGGCAGCGTCTTGCGTACCGGGCCCGGCAGCGCATGGCGTGCCTGACTTGATTTCTTGAATGAGTGATCGTCTCTCGCTGCGCGGCATTCCCTGCTTCGCTAGGATCAGATCGAGTTTTCGGGCGGCGATAAGGCCGGCCTGTGCTTTTGTCCCTTCCTTTACCGAGTCGGAATCGAGGAGCGAGTCAGCAAACCCCTGCTCAACGGCAGCAGAACCGCCGATCCAGGTTTCAGCATCCATCAGCTTTTGCATCGACTTCAGGTCGCTACCGGTTCGAGCTGAGTAGATATCGCCCATGGCGGCGTCAAATGGCTCCATCATGTCGGCTATTTCGCGGAACTGATGGCGGTTGCCTGCGGCTATGGTCCATCCGTTATGGATCATCAAAAAACCAGAGCGGGCCACCTGAAGGTCATCAGCGGCCATGGCAATAATCGAGGCGGCGGAGGCAGCCAGACCAAGGACCTTGACCGTCACATGGCCTTTGTATTCTCGGAGGATGTTGTAAATCGCCAGCCCCTCAAACATATCGCCGCCTGGGGAGTTCATATTCACGATCACATCGGCACCGTCCATGCTGCGAAGAGCGGCAGATATGCGCTTTGCGGTTACACCTTCTCCAGACCAGGGATCGAAGCCGATAGCGTCGAGCATAGAGATGGTGTTTTTGGAGTCGCTGTCAGCAGCCTGGATTGCGGAGTTCCAGCGCTCCATTGCCTGAGGCATCAGGTCGAATGAAACACCCGCGCAAGGGCGCCCCGCCGGCGCTGCCGGAAGGCTACGAATTGTCATGGGTTATTCTCCAGTGCTGCCGGGGGATCGGCTTATTTCATTCGGTTGAAGCCACGCAGACAGCGCGGCGCGCACTTTTTCGCCGCCATCACTGCCTTGGCCGAGCTGCTCTATGGGCAGCAGGTTCGACTGCACGGTGTACACATCGCCGCCGGGTATTGGTGGGAGGTTCTCCAAGCGGCGGACCTCATTACGGCTCATCCAGCCGTTTTGAAGGCAAATATTGTAGTAACTCGCCCGGCCTTGACTGTCGGCGCGCAGCAGCCCCTCAACAGCAAACTCTGCGAAGTAACGGTCGTCGCGCTCCAAAAGACAGCGGCCAATCTCCTGCTCAATATTCTCCAGCAGCGGCCTGAGGCAGTTGGTAAGGAACTGAAGGTTTTGCCCTTCAACGCTTGACGCCCAACTACTCTGTTTGTCCATGTGTCCGACCATGAAGGGTGGCACTCGGAACCAGCGGCAGACTTCTTCGATGCCATACGCTCGAGACTCAAGCATCTGCGCCGCTTCAGGGTTCATGGTGATGCCCTGATACTTCAGACCGGCCTCGGCAACCATGATTTTGCCGGCGTTCTTCGAGCCCATAAATGCCTGAAGACTGGCTCTCAGCTGCTCGCGCTGATCAGGCTTGAGCGCTGTGTCGCTGCTCAATATCCCCGATGCCTGCATGCCCTGGGCGAAAACCTTGGCGGCTGCCTCTTCGGCTGAAATCGCAGCCCCCATAATCTCTTTGCCCGTGGATACCGGCAGCATGCCGCAGACACCATCCAAGCCGAAGCCGCGGATGTGCATCAGGTCATCTTCGGCGATAACCCTGGGCCTTCCGTCCTGGGTGTACTTGTATTCCAGACGACCGCTATCCAAACGCTTGACGGTCATGAGCTGCGGGAGCAGAGGGTTTAGCGCAACCACACGACTACCTACACGCTTCTTCTCAACAAAGGCGTTCCCCCGCAAGCAGATGCTTGCCACAATCATCAGCATGAATCGGCCCGGGGTCATTTCTGCGTTAGGGCGTTTTGTGAGGATTTCGTAGAGCGGGTGGTTTGTTGCAGCTACACGGCCACCGTCTGCACCGCGCTCGTAAAGCCTGAGCGGCAATGTCGACACGGTTTCGGATAGCAATCGGACACACGACCAAACTGCCGAAAGCTGAAGCGCTTTGTCCACGGTGACTACTTGACCACTGGCAGACGTACCAAACCACTCCTGCCAAAATGCCTTGTCATTTAGGCCGACTGGCACGCCAAGCCAGCTTTGCAGGGCCGATCTGACCCGTCCAGGCTTCTTTTCGCGCGCCATTAAATGCCTACCATAATTGGATTTTCGTAGAAGCCACTTGGATCAGGCTCGCCCGCATTGGCCAGCACTCGACCTATGGCCATGATCAGCGCAACGGCGCCGTCGATCTTGTTGTCATCGCCCTGCTTGATGGGCCGCACGACGTCATCGTTGCCCGGCAGGTTCTTGCCGATTACGTTGCCAACGCACCAGGTCATGATCGGATTACCGTCGTGATGGAACCGGCCCGCCTCTATCGCGGCTTCCAACTCCTTCATAGGGTCCGACATGTTGGTGTAGTTCTGCGTGATTGTGATCGGCTCAAAGCCCTGGTCATCGAGGTCATGACTCAGGCCTGTAGCGCCATGAGGGTCAATCGGACACTCGCGCACCGGGGCTTGGTGGTTCGCCTCCTTGGTGTCCTCGAGGATCTCGCGATAGTCGACCTCCGCACCGTCGGTCACGTCCAGATGCTTGGAGTGGATCCAGGCCTGGAAGCGCTCAGCCATTCGCTTGTTATCGGTGTTGAAGGCAGTGTCGTAGGGAACCCAGAACTTTGGAGCAATGCTGTAGTAGTGGTTCTTCCCATCAATGACGCGCCAGAACAACCTGGCCCTCGAGTTCATATCGAGCTTTCGCGCCAAGTCAAAACCGGCAATCCACTCCTGCCCCTCGAACTGCTCCAGGGTCAGCGACGTATCTTCGCAAGCCTTCCAGCTTTCCATGTTGTAGAAGCCAGACTTGGCGCTCACCCAAAGGTTGAGGTGCTTCGTTTTGAAGGTGTTGGCAAAGCGGGCCGAGCGAATGGCTCGGGCCTGCTGACTCTCCAGGTACTCCTGAAATACCGACACGCCGTGGTTCGGGTTGGCCTTGGCCAGCATCTTCGGATCGGTCCAGTCGTCGCCCTCGTCGAGCGTCCAGATCCAGCCGAACAACTCTTCGTCCGGCACTGTACCGGCCAGCATCTCGACGACCTGGCGGCGCTTGTCGTAACACGGGCCTTCAATGTCGGCGCCGGCGGTGGTGATGATGAACATCAGCGGCTGACGCCGGGCACCCATCCCCGTGAGCATGGTGTCGTACTGTGCCGACGTTGGGTGTTCGTGGTACTCGTCGACGATGGCGCAGCTCGGCGATGCGCCGTCGCCAGGGTTACCGATCAGTGGCTCGAAGCGACTGAAGTCGGACGGGATGTTCATATTCGAGGCGTTCACCTCGATGCCGGCGGCCTGAATCAGCATCGGGGATTTGCTGACCATCAGCTTGGCAGGCCGGAAAACCTCCCAGGCCTGTTTCTCAGTGGTCGCCCCTGCGTACACCTCGGCGCCGAACTCGCCATCGGCGACGAACATGCTGATGCCAACGCCACCGGCAACAACGGATTTGCCATTTTTTCTGGGCACTTCCCAGTAGCTTTCACGGAACCGGCGGTGCCCGCCCTTCTTCTTTACCCAGCCGAATGTCACGGCCAGGCCAAAAAGCTGCCAAGGCTCGAGCGTGATCAGCTGACGCTTGAATGCCCACTCGCCCTTGGTGTGCGGTAGAAGCTGCATCAGCTTGAGCTTTTTCTCTGCCTTAGCAGGGTCGAACTTGAAACGGAAGCCGCGCTTGCGGCTCGCCGCCAGGTCGTCGAAGTGGCGCTGCACTGCCTGGTGGATATAGCGGCAAGCCGGGACCTTACCGCGAAGCAACGACCGACCCCACGCCATTGCCTTGTCGACATTGGGGTGGGCAGATTTGGTCATCAGGTTCTCAGCAGGTTGGCAAATTCGTTGGTTTCTTTCTCCTTGTTGCCGCCGATCAGCCGCGTGCGGCTGGCGGGGTCGAGGCCCAGCATCGACCCGAACGTCACCATCTGGCGCATCGTTTCGTTCGCGGCGGTAAGGGCGGGGTTCTTCATCGGCCCACCGGTGGCGCCGGTGACGACGATGCCATGCAGCTGGATCGATTCCTGCGCAAGGCGCCAGTTGTCGTAGGCGCTACAAAACGCCTCAACGTTGTGCAGGTCCGTGATCGCCACCACGTTCTCCCGCAACAGCTCCGGGACAATCATGTTCCACATGGTGGCGGCGCGCGGGCTGAACCACTCCGGCGGATCGATCTGGGTAATCTTGGAAAATTGCGGCTCGGCTGTGTTCAGCGCGCGCTTGCCAGGGTTTCCGGCGAGTGCTTTTTTGGCCGTTGGCTTGGGTTTGCGACCACGGCCGGCGACCGTGGCGGTGCCTCCCATCGCGCAACTCCTGAATTTTTAATTTCGCGGGTGTAAGAAAAAGGCCAAGGGGACGGTCTAGCTACCAAAACCCCCAGACTTTTGACCCTCCCCCTACCCAAATGAGAATCCGCCTCGTTTCCGCTCGATTCTCGGTCAATTTGCACGATTTCTCGATGGATTTCCCCAACCGCCATCCTCTGACGCGGTCTTGCGGCTGTGGCACGAGTGACAGAGGGCCTGCCAGTTGCTGCGATCCCAGAACAGGACCATGTCGCCCTTGTGAGGCACGATGTGGTCAACCTCAGTGGCTGCTGCGACCTCACCGCATCGCTCATGCTCGGCGCAGAGCGGGTGCTTGACCAAGAACCCTTTGCTTGCCTGCTGCCACTTGTAGTTGTAGCCGCGCTGGGCGCTGGTTTCGCGCTGCCTCTCACGCCGCCTTGCGTCGGCGCTCTTGCCAATGTCCGCGTGGTCATCGCAGTAGCGAGGGTTGCGAGTCAGCGCATTGCAGCCCTGTGCATTGCATGGTTTCTTGGGCCTTAGTGGCATGACTTACTCCGCATTCCGGCCAGGCAACTTGAAGCCGGTGACCCGATCAGCAAAGGCGCGGACCTTATCGACGCCCAGTAACCCGACCATGCCACCAAGCAAGCCGGCAGCTGACGGCGGGATGCCAATCAGCTCGAGGCCGGACAGCATCGACAACGTAATGCAGCCACACAGCAGACTTTCAAAGAAGGCTGCCTTGCGTGTACCGCCGCCGTAGATGATCCGCAGCGCAGAGATAGATATCGCAAAGCCTGCGGCGTAAAAGGCCGGGGCGTGCTGGCTCAGCCACGCGAGTACAAGAACCCAGGTGTCTGGCTTATCGGGCATGTTCGGCATCTCAGGTTCCTCCCTTTAGGGGAGTGATGAATAAAAATGCCCGCTCAGGGCGGGCAGTAGCTGCGTGCTATCGTTGTCTTGCAATCTCAACCAACAAGGAAGAAGCAATGAAAACTCGGCAACAACAGACTGATGCTTTCCAGGTTAAAACCGAATCAGGAAAGGTCTATGGCATAACTGAGTTCACAGAACAGACGTACCATGAATTCCTCAATCCTGCGGATAATGGCTGGGCTGATGGGATGAAGGGATACAAGGTTGCAGGCGGTGGTAACGCGAATAGAAAAAGTGCCGCCGAGTACGAAATAGTCGCGACCGGTGAGATCGCGACTCGCATTTAACTTAACTGGTCCGGAAACGAAAAAGCCCTGCTCAATGGCAGGGCTTCTAAATGTCTCGATATGCATCATTGCGTATCACTACGCGCAAGATCGACATGATTGGGTTAATTTACGGCCAGTCGGCCAACAGGTCAAGCGGCATCTACAAAGATTTGTTCGCTGTCGAATATCTCGGTCGCGTGGATCACAGCCTGCTCTTCGAGCTTCTCCAAACGTTTGTGGATTCCGCCTCGCCAGTTGCGACGGGTGCGCTCCGGTGAGCCCGCCAGGTCCCAGGTATTCATGTCGTAGAACTCGGCTGGCAGCACGATCATGTCGGTGGACCGTTTGCCTACCTGTACGCCCTTCAGCTTCGGTATGGCCCAGGCAGTCAGCGCCTTATAGATGAACAGCTGCGGTGCCGGCGAAACCATGCGCGCTACCAACCTGCCAATGGCGCCGACCTTATTGGCTTTGTGCGTCGAATACTTGGCCACCAGCACATCCCACTGAGCTGGCTCAAGCTGACGGTGCAGCAGCGCGTACAGGCAGCAGTCGTAATCGAACTTGTCCCGAACAGATAGCGTGCTGCCGCTGCCGCCCTGGCGCAGGTCGGCGTCGATCAGCTTCTGCCAGGACTGCTTGGTGCTGTTGTCGATGTTGTCCGCTGCCAGCACCCGCACCAGGGTGCCCATCACGTCCTTATACATAGCCATGGCTCAATCCCCCTTATAAGACGAGCCGCCAGGCCCGCAGCGGTTCGGTGTCTGGTACTCATCAATGATGCAGCGCGTTGGGTTCTTGCCGGCCAACTGGTTCCGTCCACGGCGAGCAAGCATACCCAGCTGGATAACCAGGTCCTGCATCAGAAGCGGCTCAAGGGTTTCGGCATGGACGAAGCCAGAAGAATGGCAGCCGATGCATTCGAGCTGATGAAACACACCCTGGATCAGGCCGGCACCACAGCAGGATGGGCACTCGGTCATCGGTATCTGGCAGCGCACAAAGGCGGGACCACTGCTCTTTTTCGTCATTTTTAAACCTCGCCCTTAACAAATTGTGGTTCTGGCTCGCAGGCCCCGCCGTTCAAGGCGTCTACGATGTTTTGCGAATCTTCATATCTAACGCCTGTCTGCATGTGGATCGCCTGGAAGCCACGCTGATCTAACCAGTTGTGCCACTTCACCAGCGCAAGTCGGCGCTGCTCCTTGGCCTGGGTGTTGATGTAGGTGGAGGCGATCTTGCCCAGGGAGTGGTTGAGCAGCATCTCGCCGATGTGCCCGTCGACGCCGAGGTCAGTCCAGGCGGTGCGGGCCACCTTGCGCAGGTCGTGACTGGTCCAGGCGCCCTGCCCTAACCGTGTGAATACCGCGCTCGCCTGGTGGTCGCTGAGTGCCTTGCCACGGCGTGACGGGAACAGGAGCGGACCTTCGTAGCCCTGGGCGTTTTGCCGGGTGCGGTATAGCTGTAGGAGCGAATACACCTGATCGGTCAGCGGCACCCGCAGTTCGGTCTTGGTCTTGGTGTGTTCGGCCGGGATGAACCACTCACGCTCTGGCAGCGCGATATCAGCCCAGCGCGATTGGCGGGTCTCGCCGATGCGGGTGCCGTGGCACAGCATCATCAAAGCCAGCATGGCGTCACCCGGCGCACTATCGAATCGCTCGGCCAGCAGGCCCACCAGGTCCTGCAGCTGCACGTCACGCAACCGCGCCGGCTTGGGCAGGATCCGCGCAGTGGTGAAGTTGACGAACTTCATTTCCGCCATCGGGTTGACCGGGATCAGGTCCAGCTTACGGGCCTGGCGGAACGCTACTGCGAGAAGGCGGTACAGCTGCTGCACGTAGGACAGCGACAGTTCGGCCTGGGCCGGCCACATCAACAGCTTGTCGAGGGTCTGAGCGCTGACGTCGCGCAGCAGCAAATCGTCCAAACGCGGCTTGAGCTGGCAGCTGATAGCGGACTTGCCCGCAGCCCGACGCTTGTCGGACAGCGCACGCGACTTGGCCATGCGGTCGCCGAACCAATCGAGTAGCTCGCCCACAGTCACCCAGCCGGAAACACTGGCCGCACCGTCAGCGGCGACCCGCAGGCGCACCGCAGGCAGTGCGGCGATCACCTGCTTGGTGTTCAGGCCAGGAAAGCCACCGATACGGTGCCATTTGCGCTTATTGAGCAGGTACCAGGAGCCGTGCGTGCGATTCTTGGCGAAACGGAAGTGCAGCGCAGGGTGGCCAGCGTCCCGCAGGTCGCGCACATGCTCAAGCTTGGCATTGCGGGCAATCTCCGCGTCCGACAGTTTCACCGTCAGGGTTTTGATTTGAGTGCTCAAAACGTACCCTCCGCTGGCTCAAGAAGGTCGACAACCTCATATGTAGACGGCCACATCGAACCGCCGTATCGAATGGCCATGGCCCTGTCGAAAAAAAGAGCCAGCGCGTGGTCTGGTGTGCTTCCCAGCTCTATCTTGGAGGAGCAGCAAAACACCGCGTAGCGGTACAAGTCAGGCTCGGGAACGGCGAGGCGGGGATCTGCCATTAGAATTGATCCTTTTGTTTGTAGCGGTCAGCCATGCTGGTGACCTTTGCAGGCTTGGACGGCTCAACCCATCCAGCAGCCAGTTGTTCAAATCGGCTGTACTGCCCAAGGAAGGCGGCGCGCACGGTGCCACCTGCAATATCCCGGCCCTTGCCGATGATGATTTCGGCAATGCCTTTGGCCTCACTGTGTTCGTGGTAAACCTCGTCGCGGTAGACGAAAAGGATGATGTCCGCGTCCTGCTCAATAGCGCCGGATTCGCGCAGGTCAGAACACATCGGTCGTTTGTTGGGGCGCTTCTCGCACTCGCGGGAGAGCTGGCTGAGCAAGATGACTGGAATGCCAAGCTCACGGGCCATCAGCTTCGCCGTCCGCGTCATATGGCTGACTTCCTGTTCACGACTAAAGGTGCGCGAATCTGATTCGATCAATTGCAGGTAATCGATCACCATCAGATCCAATCCGTACCGGCGCTTGTGACGGCGTGCGGCAGCCCGCATACGGTTCATCGACATTGACGCACGGTCCGACAGGTACAGGCTGGAGTGCTTGAGCTTGCCGGCCGCACTCATCAGCTCCGCGCCGTGGCTGTGGGGAGCCTTTCCGTTCTTGATCAAGTGCAGGGGGATACGTCCTTCGGACGCCATGAAACGGTCCATCAGGCCGGTGTTATCCATTTCGAGACTGAACGCCATCACGCTCTTACCCTCGCGGATAGCGGCATTGGATGCGATGTTCATTGCCAGGGTGGTTTTACCCATGGCCGGGCGGCCCGCAATGATGATCAGTTGGCCAGGCTTCAAGCCCTGCAGCTTCTCGTCCAGATCGCGAATGCCGGTGGATAGCCCGTCAATCTCGTCACCCCGGTCGGCACGCGCCTGAAGCACTTCGATGTAGTCATCCAGGATGTCCTCAGCCTTGATCACCTCGGACGTGGCCGACTGGCTGTCGACCGCCTGGGCCTCGGCCTGCACCGCTGCCACCTTGTCCACGGTGGTCTGGTCGCCGTAAGCGATATCGTTGATCCGAACGCTCAATGCGATCAGTGATCTATCCAGGCTGCGCTCACGAACGGTTCCGGCGTACGAGGCAGCGTTCGCAACGCTTGGAGTGTTACGGGCGATATCGGCGGCGTACGCGAAGGCGGGAGAACCGCAAGGCAGGTCCCCGACACGAGCACCGATAGTCACGATATCCACCGGCTGGCCTGCGCCATGCAAGTCCAAGATGCCGCGATAGATGGCGGCGTTGTCCTCGTAGTAGAAATCCTCGACCGACAGGTCAGCACTGAGCAAGTCGATCAACTCAGGGCGCAGGAACATGGCCCCCAGCACACCGTGCTCGGCCTCAAGGCTGTATGGGTCACGCATTGAAATTACCCTCGATGACCTTCACGAAGTTGGTCGGCGCAATGAGCCAATCGAACACCGCGCGGAACGGTTTACCGGCTCGCCCTTCTGTCTGACCCATCAGGAATGGGCTAGCGGCGACCAACTTGAAGAAGTCCGACCAGAAATCGAGATCTTGGTGAACCACACTCTCATTCCACCGGGCGTTGAGCGTGGCTACACGGCTCTTGGTGATCATCACTACCCGAGGAAGCCCAGGGAGGGTTTCGTTGAACAGGTCGACGATGGCCTGAGTTGGGCATTTCGGCTTCGAGGCTTTCGACGGATTTCCATCAACTCGAGAAGGTGATGGTTCACTTGATGGTTCTATTACGGTTCTGGGTGCTTCTCCTGCGGGGGGGGTGTGCTTCTCCTGCGGGGGTGGTGGTGCATCTGCTGCGGGGTGCACCTGCTGCGGGGGTGCGTATGCTGCGGGGGTCAGGGTGTACATAGTCGATCGTCCCATACGCTCGCGAAATGACAGAATCCCAGTTGTCCCCAGCCACTTAATTGCCGACTGAACCGTGCGCTCACCCAGGCAGGTGCGCTCAGCGATACGAGCAACAGAAGGCCAGCAAACACCCTCGTCGTTTGCGTTATCAGCCAGAGATATCAGGACAGCCTTTTGCGGGCCGCTCATGCCTTGCAACGGCCAGCACAGGCTCATGATGATGGTGCTCATGCGGAAACATCCTGGGCAGGTGCCAGGGATGCCTTCAGGTGACTCAGACATTCCCGGCGAAATTTGGATTTAGATGCGTGCGAATACTGGCCGCTGATCATCAGCGCGGCATCCATCGCGGCGGATTGATTCGTGGTGAGGTGGCGTGACACATCTTCAGAGCAGCCTGAAAGTGTCGCGACATCCGTAGAACTGTTGACTGCGGGGGCGTTATTGATCATTATTCACCTCGATATACAGCTGTACTAAGCCGCCCTGCCAGGCGGTTTTTTTATGCCTGCGATTCAGGCGTTATTGGTGTCCGGTGCATCCGTGGTAGCTTTCTGATTCCACACAGCAAGGTCACGGAGACCGGACATGACTAACGCATCACCTTTTGAACGCGGGCTGCTTGCAGCTCTTGCATCCCTTGTTGCCGTTGCTCGTGCTACGCCAGGATTCGATGGAGAGGCGCTAACGAAGGCAGCTGAATACTTCATTGCAAACTCAGGCCCTGGGATTACTGGAGAGCACGAGAAAAACGCGTACGAAGCCGCGCTAAAAGTGATTTCACACGAGCACGAAAACATCCTTGCGGCCGTGCAGAGCCAACCAGTGCGCCATTAAGTTCGAAGCTGCCATCGCACATCAGCGACCAAGCCGGCTTGCCGTCTACTTCGCGGTCGCTGGAAAACATGACGCCTGGGGCAATCTGTTGGGTGAGGTAGGCGAGCTTCTCGTCTGCCCCGCCATCTACCGGAAATCCTGATTCAACGCTCTTGTCTGCCATCTCTATTCCCTTCCTATGCACTGTATGAATTAACAGCTGATCCAGAATCTCTATCTGCCCTGCCCGCTTCAGCGGAAAATGGAGTCATCAAGGTTAAGCGGACTGTTTCATTGGCTGCGCTGGGTCATCGTCTCGCTTGGCAACCAATGCACCGTCGGACTCCTTTTCAAGGACGCACTGCATTGGGTACGAAAATCCACCTGCCGCACGGCACTGGGAGACGCGGCTACCGCTAACGCGGAGCGCGTCACCGATGGCGCGACCGGTGCGGAAATATTTCAGGGCTTCGTCAAAGGTCATGGGGTGCGTCTCCGTTGTCTTTGCCGAGTTTAGAGTTCTTAACAACACAAGGCAAGTTATCTAAACAGTGAAATGTTTAGAATCCTAAATATGGACTTTAAAGACCGCGTGACCTCACGCATGAAGGCGCTCAATCTCAGCGCCACCGACATCAGCAAACTGACTGGCGTATCGAAGGCGACGGTCAGTTTCTGGGTGAGTGGAACGAATGGCGCGAAGGGCAAAAACCTTTTGGCGCTGGCGAAGGCTTTGGATTGCTCGCCGGACTGGTTGTCCGACGGTGTCGGTACACCGGATCAGGCATTTACCGATGACACCAAGGCCGGCATGTCCACGGTTGAGTTGATGGCTAAAATGCTTGCGTCCAGGGCTGGAAAGAATCTTTCAGAAAAAGCTCGGGAGACGATGCTCGCTGCAGCGGAGCAAGCAGATAGCCCAGTCGAGCACGGCGGGAGTTACGTCCCTAGTCATCTAGCTAGCCTTCGACCAACGAATGAGGAAATTGTCATTCCTCAATACGATATCCGAGCCGCTATGGGGCACGGACAAGTGCCACCAGACTATACCGAGGTCGTTCGAAATCTCGTGGTGCGTGAGGAAATTCTCCGAGAGAAAGGGGTCACCTATACCTCCGCGTCATCGCTCGGCATGATCAACGGCTGGGGCGAGAGCATGGCCGGGACGATCAACGACAAAGACCTGGTGATAGTCGACAAGGGTGTAAAGGATTTCATCGGTGAGGGGATATACGTTCTCACTTGGCATGGAGAACTGTACATCAAGCGCGTAATGCGCCTGGACGAAGAGTGCTACAGGCTGATATCCGACAACAAACACTATGAAAACCAAACGGCTCGAATTGACGACGTGACGATCCACGCCAAGGTGCTGTTGATCTGGAATGCCCGTAAGGCTTAACAAAAAGCCCGCCACCAGCGGGCTTTTTTATGTCCGTCAGAATGGCGCGACCTCTTCAATCGCATCTAACTCACCATGATCCTGAACTCGAGGATCTTCCTCGGCCGCGGCTTCCCAGCTCAAAGTAACCGACTCATCTTCGTCGTTGAATGTCATCTCAATACCGTCAACGTCGGCGAGCACGCCCATAACCTCCTCCCACTCACGATCCCCATCGCTATCAATCCTGTGGATGGTTGCCCACTTCCGGTCCTGAGCGATGGGATGGTTGATCATGCTGGAAACTCTGAGCGTAAGGCGCTCAACTCCCGATACGGGTGTTTGCTGTTGGGTTTTCTTCTGCGGGCTCGCCATCGGCTGCTCCTTGGTTGCTGTATATCCATACAGTTTTGTACGCAGACTATCCGAACTTTTCTAATCGCGTAAGTCTTGACGCAGTCAGCGTTCGAGCGTACCTCGCCGTCACAATAGTTAAGATATCTAAAATAACTGTTGACGAATTCTGTTTAGTTTTCTAAATTCACTCCATCGCCGAGCAGCTCTCGGCAATACACGACTGGTGAAGCCGCCAGATAGCAAGGGATCAGCGAAGTGATCTCCCAGCCCCGGAAAGCGGGACCGACTGGATCAAGCTCTTTAAACAGAACGGAAGATTTCACTGGCTGGCCTTGGCAACAGGGCCAGACGGGAAACCAACCGGGAGTCACATTGATGGAAGCAACAATCGTCAGCGGCGCATGGAAGGGTCATCTCGGACGCGGCCTTGCGCCAAAGGAAGTTCAGTACCTGCTGGGCACCGCCCAGGGCAAGACAGCAAAAGAGATTGCCCGCCAGTTCGACGTGGCGGCCTGCACCGTGGCCAAGCGTCTTTCCTGCGCCATGTTCAAGCTTGGCGTGACCCGCCAGACAGCGGCGGTCGCCGAAGCCATGCGCCGGCAGATCATCTCGCCGATGTGCTTCGTCCTGGCCAGCCTGATCGCCATGCACGCAATGATCGGCGACGACTCAATGCGTCGTGATCGCCGAGTACCGGAACGCCGTACCGCCCAGGTGCGGATGGTGCGGCGGGCCGAACAACCCGTGTTGCTCGCCTAATTCATCCACCAGAGGCACCCACCATGAAGCACGCAACAGCAATCTCCCAGCTCGAAACCCACGCATCCAACTGCGAAAACAACGCAGCCATCCAGGAGCGCGAAGGCGAACACGAAAGTGCCGCTACCAACCGCTCTAACGCTGCCGACTACCGCCAGGCAATCGAATCGCTGCAGGCCGAATAAGCATCACTTCTGCCCATTCAAGGAGTGGGCAGCGGGATGCGGACGACCAATACCGCTGTGCGGCCACCTGCATCAACCACCAACTGGAGAACACCATGCTCCTACTGATCCTGATCGGTGCCACGCTGAGTTTCGAGAGGCCAGAACCTCGAGTGCTTGCAAGCGTGCCAGGCGATCAAGTGCGCCTCCACCGTGAGGCATGGCGATGTCCCACCGGGGTCTCGGCGTTCTGGCGCTGACGGTCCCGCCAAAAACTCAAACGACTGCATCCGAGAATGGCCCGAACGTCCAACGGGCCTTTCTTTTGCGCGCCTTTATCCGTCAGCACCCTCCCCTGGGCCCACCGGCACATACCAGGCGGTCAGGGTGCTGACGAATAAACGCAACCCACTGAGGTATCCACCATGCACGCATCAATTCAACAGCGCGTAGACGGGGTTGCGGCCCTGCACATGCGCTCTCGTCTGGCCACTGCCGAGCTCTACGCCATAATCGGCAAAGAGCCGCCGGCGCAGAAGATTCGTTTTCAGATCCGCACCGCCGGCAAGGCTTACCACATCGTGGAGCTCGCCACCGACAAGGTGAAGGGCTTCCGCTGGACATGGAAAGAGGCCAGCAACTTCGCCCAGGCCCTGGAATCTCGTGCAGACGGCGTGAAGGTGACGCTGTCGGGTGGTGCGGAATGATCGGCGAGCCAATGCCGGATCCACGGCACTCGATTATCGACAACCTGAACTAGCAGCTGGAAGCGTTCTTCGGCTCTGGCAAGAAAGCCCAGGTCATCCCGAACGGCGTCGGTGTTGACGGTCCCTACAACGGCACCACGGCGCACCACGAACGCCTGCGCAAAGAACGCGACAAGCTTGCACCTTCCGTGCGAGCCGAAGCCGCCAAGGGCGTCGTGGCCAGCGTTGCAGCAAAGAACCTAGGTATGCACATCAAGCGCGTGACACTGATCGCCCAGGAGAACGGCTTCAAGTTCGCCGACACGCCATGAGACGCATTAGCAAGATAGCCGCCGCGCGGCGCAGACCGAACTGGCTGGCGTTGCCGGCAAGTGGAATAGAGGAATCAGGCAATGGCCGAGGAAGAGCAGCAGCCGACGGCGGAAGCCTTGAAGCAACGCCGCAAGCGCGAGAAAGCGGCAGCGAAGGATGCTGCATTGGGCGTCGAGAAATTTACGATTGAGGTGGCCGGCATCTTCAAGGCCGACCTCAAACGCCTGATGAAGCAGCACGGCTTCAACAACCAGCAGGAGGTACACCAGACCCTGCTGCGCAACGTGATCGCCGCCGACTTCGAAACTCAAGCGCAGATGCTCAAGTGTGTCACGACACCTTTTGTAGTGACTGAAAAGGTGTCGCAACTCATTCGGGCAGCAGGCTTGAAGTCACTCGCTGACGACCCACCCGAGCCTGACGACGAAATCGAAACACCAGCGTAACCCACCCTACTCGCTGCATCCGGTAACCGGAGGGCGGCGCCTGACTGGAGATAATGCATGAGCAACTACATGTACAAGACCACCGCCCCGGCCGTGGTTGCCGCGGTAATCGCCTGGGAAGCCAAACGCAAAGAATGGGACGCGCAGCGCGTTAAGCTTGGCCAGGTGTTTGGTGGTGCGGCCTCACCTATGCGCTCAGGTAATCGAAGCTATGTCGGCGGCGTGAAGCTCAGTGATAGCCGAGAGCTGGACGTGCACTGGTGCCGCCCCGATCAGTACGAATACCGGGCTCTTCGCTCCAGCGCCAAGCACGCGAAAGGGACGCCAAAAGAGGCGCGCGCCGCCCAGGTAGCCGAGCACGATCGCTTGTCGGCACTGTGGAAAGAGCATTGCCCGGCCAGCATTGATATGGACGAGGCCTGGGAGGCGATTGGCCTTAACCCGGGCGCCCTGTGGATGTGCGGCGGCGTGTTCTTTGAGTTGGATGGGGTCGTTTACCTGAACCTAGGCCTCAGGCTTGAGGATGGAAACGAGAACATCGAGGGCGCCGCCGAGATCCTCGGCAGCGAGTTTGAAGCGGCGCGGCAGCAAGCGCTGAATCTGCGCAAGGCGGCTTGACTTAATCGGGGAAAAGCTCGGACAAAGGAAGCACACCAACAACTGCTTGGCAGTTCAAATCGGCGCACACGACCATGCCGATTGCTAACGGCGTTCTTGCAACGTAACGGTTAGCCACAGCAACGAAGTCAACACCGGAACACTTCGGGCAAGCTGGCTTGAATTCATCGTCCCGCATTTGTTGGATATTCATCTGCTTCTCTCCTTGATCCGGCTCCATGCCGGTCACCCGTAATACCCCATATCACCGAATCACGCCAGCAATCAACCTGGTCCCGACCTCACGCCCAGCCACCTGCGCCAGCCCGCGGTCAACATAGGTTCGGTCACCGGCGACAACCGGCACCACCACTTCACTACCGCGCTTCACCTCGACGTTGATTCGCCAGGTCTCCCGGCCCTCATCGTCCTTGTCGCACTCCATGTAGTTCCAAACCTGAAAGCCTTCGATCTCATCGTAAATATCGTGCTTGGTCATGGTCCTGCCCATTTAGAGGAAGGGGCCATCGTAGCACCACACCGCCCGGGCATGGCCCGGCAAGGACCCCCACACCTCCCTAAAGCTAGGATTGAGAAATTATCTATTCCTCCAAAATTCATCAGCCTTTACAAAAACTTCATCTTCATAGATTTTCTTGGTTAGAAAATCAATTTTTGCTTTCACAAAGTCACGCATATGCTCAAACAATTTAACAAAGTCATTTTCACCATCTTTAGAATGCCAAACAAGATCGGGTTGACGCAGCTCGATAAATAATGACTTCGGAGAGTCCGTGCCTCGCTTGCTTCGAACTGGCAATGCTAGAGCTACTGTTGCGGCTTCCAGCCCAGCATCACCACTGTGTGCAGCGAAGTTGTGACGATATGAAATACAAATATCATGAGCTTGCCGAAGCGCTTCAGGAACTTGCTTTCGTTCTAGCTTGACGGGTCGACCATCGCATTTAGAAAAACACTTACCGTAAAAAGTAAGTGCGGCTACAAAAATCCCTTTAATATGATTGTACTTTTCACGATCTTTGGAAGACTTGTATAGCTCTGAACTTGCAGTTCCATCCTGTAAGGACTGAATGATTTCCGCCCAGACCAGCACACTCTTCAAGTCTTTATGTATTAAAGAATATCCAGCTAACTGATCACATAGCTTTGATTTAAGAGGAATCCTCAAGCAAGGTTTCCTCTTGTATTTATAAGTGCGATATGACTTACCGCTATTCTTATCGAGAAATTCGGTGTAAGTCCAATCCTCTGCCATTACAGCCTCTCTCAGTTCAAATAAAAAGTCCCTGACACTAACATATCAATTAAAAGGCCAGTTCATGATCAATATATTCTGGCGCCTGGTCGCCAAGCTGCTTGCGCGCCAGGCGGTTGCCGCCTGGCTCATTGCCCGCGCACAGCGCACCCCATACCTGCACATCATGTCTGCTGACGGCGCCGAGATGTACATGGGCCGCTGGTGGCTGTTCAACCCATACGATCGGGATAGTCACCGGTCGCGCCTTTGGTGGTGCCCATGGTCAGTGCGGATCCACCACATCAAGCGGCCAGACAATGACCGCGACCTGCACGACCATCCATGGAACGCGCGCACCATCATTCTGCTCGGCGGTTATACGGAGCAGCGCCTGCTCGATCACGAAGACCCTGTGCTGTCTGGGCTCAACGTTCCGGAGGGAGCGCAGGCAACCGAATACATAGACCGGCGCCCGGGTGACACCGCCCCACTGAGCTATGGCGAGTACCACCGGATCGACAGCGTCGTTGAGGGCGGTGCCTTCACTCTGTTCATTAGCGGCCCCTACCAGGGAACGTGGGGCTTTCTGGTCAACGGCGTGAAGGTGCCATGGCGCACCTACACCGGCACAGACAATTGAGGTTCTGAGAATGAGCAAGGTAATTCAAACGGTTGAAGAGCTGGATGCCGTGCTGCACTGGAGACGGAAGCACGCGCAAGCCATGAGGGCCGTCGACGCTGGAAAAGATCGAGAGGCCGCGCTGCAACAGCGCCTGACCGCAGCGGATGAGCTGGCGGATGTGCTGGAGGGGTTGTTGCGTACATCACTGGTCGCTATGACCAGGATCTATTCAGCAGGACGTGACTTCATTGTCGGCGCCGGAAGCGACTGCGACAGCGTTGAGCTCATGATGGAGAACGACCCTACAGCACGCGAGATTCGGGCCGCACTCAAACCAGCAGAGCCCGCCAAGGAAGGACACGTCTGCACTGGCTGCGGCAACAAGGGCTGGACGGCGAACTGCAAAGAATGCGTGCCGTACTGAGCCCAACTCCCCGCCTACTGCTGGTGCCTGCTGGTACTGGCACAACTGATTTGAGGTGATTTATGAATGAAGACTGCGCCCACAGTTACGCCAATAAAATTGGCTGCCCTGAATGTGGTGAGCTGATGGAAAAGCCATGTGCTTGCCCGGGTTGCATGGCGCCGAAGAAGGAAGGGTCTATGTTCTGTCAGCCTCACCAGCATTCTGATAGTCGACTCCACTTCATAGCGAAGACGCCGAGCCCCACCAATGAACAGCTCGCCTACATGATGCAGCGTGACGGAGAACAGCAATGACCCCCAACCAAACGATTGACGGCGTGCCGCGCTCGACCATCGAGCTTGCCATTGGCGGTGAAGGGCTGGCGAAAGCTGCCGCGATTCATGAGCTGCGCGCCCTGCTGGATGCGCCTGCAAAGTTACCGATGATTGACGCGCATAACGAGCGGCTGATTGCTTCGCTGCGCAACCGGGTGAATGAGTTGGAAGCCGCCAAGCCCCAGGGCGTGCCGGTGGCGTGGCATTGCGTAGGCGATATCGGAACTGAACATGTAACGCTGAGCCAAGATTGCGCAAACGTCTGGTTCTCCCACGGAGGACGATCGTTGCTTCTGGTCTACGCCGAGCAGCCCGCGCCGGTAGCGGTGATGCCCGACGGCTACTGCATCATGCCCCGCCAACTTACCGCTGAGAATGGCGCCAAAGCCTTGCTGCTCGGCGAGTTCAAACTGCTGACAACCATGGAATGTCCCGAATGCTGCGGGCTTGATGAGCCAACCGAGGGATGCTCAATCTGTGACGGTGAAGGCGAGTACGGGCAGAAACACACGATCCCGTGGGATCAAATCAAGTTCATCTACAGCAAGGCGGTGGCGGGCCTTGCATTGAAAGCTGAATCAGCCAAATCCCGATAGGAGTACATCCGTACTCCACCCGCAAAACCTGTAACCCCTCCCCCTTCAAAGTCAGCCGCTATAGCGGCAAGGACGAACTCGCATGAAAAAAATGTACTGGATTCTCCGCGCCGCTTTGCACATGCGCAGACTGATGGGTTGGTGGAAGCCAAAAGACCTCGCCTTCTGCTGGGAAACCGGCGCCGTTATCTACGACAACTACGAATATGAAGGCCGCGTCAGCGAGATCGGCGAACCCGCTGAAGAGATCGCCGAAGAACTCAGTTGCTGGGGAGATTGATCATGACCGACTACACCGAACTTAAGCGTCTGGCTGAAGCTGCAACCCCGCAAGAGTTCGATACAGCCGAAGAGAAATCCGGAAATGGCTATATCGAATGCCCGAATTGCGGAGGGATTGGTGAAGTAGAGCTTGAAGCGGACTATTGCAACTATGACGGCGTAGCAATTGGCGTCCAATTTTACGGAATTGGCCATGAGTTTGGTGCGGCCGAGGCGTACTACCGAGCCGCCAACCCTGCCACAGTCCTGGCCCTTATCGCCGAGAACGAAGCGTTGCTCAAGGAAAGAGACAGCCTGCGCGAAGACCGCGACGGCCTACTGGAAGCAGGAGCGCACCTACTATGATCGCCACCCTCTGGTTCGCCTACGTCTTCATCTACAAGGCGGGCAGGTCATGAGAAAGGTGAGCCGCTTCATCGACGACCCCGCGGCTAGGTTCGGCTTCCGCTCTGTACCAGCCACCTATGAGGACGCCGAGAAAATCACCGGCTTTCGCCTGGATCGGCGCATCAACTACCTGATCACTCAGAAAGGAGAGGTTGAGCAGGAAAGCTGGTGCACCTTGGATTGCTCTGGGTGCAGCTGCGGGTGTGAAGGCGGCTGCAGCTGTGGCCCATCCGCGGGATGCAGCGAATGTGGCTACACCGGCAAGAGCCGGCATTACTTCAGCTTTCCGCCCTCCCCTACAGAACGCAAAAACTCCTAACCCCAATCCCCCTACATGCCTGCCGGTGAGCGGAGTCAGGGCAACTGGCTGTCGATCCATCGTTCAGCTGCCGCCATCGCATCATCAAGTGCTGCCGGATAGTCAGGCCAAGGGCCCAACAACTCTGCAGCAACCTCACCCAAGCCATTGATGGGTGCTGGCTCAATGATCTTTGCGGCTACAGGGCTCTGATCGTTCGGGCGACGCCAGTCGAACTTGAGAAACATCACGTGGCCCCGGTAAGCGTGCGCTATCGGAGCATCGAAGTTGTGTGACACGTCCATGCCTCATCACGAACTAAGTTGAACCCTTTTGTACACCGCTTCGGTCCTGTTTGAAAGATAGGCAGAAAGCTATCACTCCAATCCCCTATATGCCGCCTCGCGCGGCTAGGACACACCCCATGTTCGCTATGAAACTCACCCTGATACTGCTGGGCGCTTTGCTGTACCTGGCTGGAACACTCGGCTGGTTCTTCTGGGCCGGGCCCGGGCTTGTCGGCACGGGCACCACCGAGGCACTGCTCTATGCCTTCGCCGGCACATGCGCCTGGCTGCTGATCAGCTTCGGCCTGGCGATTCACATCATCAAGACAGCGCGGCCCACGGTGGGCGGGAGGTAGGTATGGCAAAAGTCCATGCCCAAATTACGGTCAAGCTGCCGCGCCTCATGGAGGCCGGCGAATACAGGAAGTTGCGGTACGTCGGCGGAAAGCCGAGCCTGCAGCAGTTGAAAAAATGGATTGAGGAAGGCGAAGTGATTGGAGAGGTAAAAGGCGGGATGTATTTCGTCGACGTGCAGGCGGCGGTTATGGGGTCTAGTGACCCGCTGCTGGCCAAGATGCTGGAGATTGGGTGATGGCTGCCCGGCCCCGTACGCTGCAAAACAGAAAGCTGCCGCCAAACCTCTACCCGAACGGGAAGTACTGGCGGTACCGCAACCCGGTCACCGGCGTGATGACCAACATCAACCGCCCACTGGAGGAGGCAATCAAGCTGGCCCGGGCGGCCAACCTCAAAATGGCCGAGCTGGTCGTAGATGACGGCTCGCTGCTGTCGGTGTTGACCGGCGACCGACTACCGATCGTGAGCAACCTGCTGACGCGCTTCGAAGAAGATTGGTTGCCGCACCGGTCATACGCCGCCCGCACCCTGGAGGAGATCAAGTTCAAGCTCGAGCGGTACCGGCAGGATCTGGGTGACCGCTTGATAGGCCAGTTGGATGTGCTGGCCATGGCCGAGTACCTGGATAACTTCAGCAACAATGCCTACACGAAGCACCGCGGGCTGTGGGTGCAGATATTCGCGTTCGCAGTGGCCAAGGGCCTGGCCGAACGTAACAACGCCGAACTCACCCTGGTAAAGAAGGAGGCCGAGAAAAAGCGCCAGCGCCACACGCTCGACGGGTTGAAGGTGATCATCCACGCAGCAACAACGCCGCCATGGCTAAAGCGGGCAATCCGCCTGGCCCTGGCCAGCCTTCAGCGCCGGGACGACATCGTCACCTGGCTGAAGTCTGCTGCGGACATGGAAAAGAACACGCTCACAGTGTCGCCAGGGAAAACCCAGGGTTACGACAACCCGGTACACCTGAAGATCACCATGGGCGCAACGCTGCGGGAGGTGGTCGGAGAGTGCCTGCGCTCGCCGCTCGCCTCGCCCTACCTGATCCACTACAAGCCCAAGGCCCGCCGGCGAGAGCAGATAGACGCCAAGGATCACTGGACATCGGTAACGCCGGACTACCTGACCAAGGAGTTCAGCAAGGCCAGGGACGCAGCGCACGCCTATGACCACTTGCCGGCCGGAGAGCGCCCCACTTTTCACGAGATCCGCGCATTGGGTGCCTGGCTGTACGAGCAGCAGAACTTCCCACAGGAGTACATCCAGGCGCTCATGGGCCATGCGGACGAGAAGATGACGAAGCATTATCAGGAGGGGCACGACGAAAAGAAGATCGAGTATGTCGAGGTGGGCGCCGAGTTGGCGTTTTGA